TTAAATCTGCTCAGGTGCTAGAGATTGCAGCAGAGGAAACAATCCCTGCTGAAACAACCCAACCAGAAAGCGAGCCCATTGTGGAAGAAACCACTCAGGCAGAAGCTCCAGCAGTTGAAGCGGCAGCAGTAGAAGCGGCTCGCCCAACAGTTGCAGTAACTAATGTGCGAGAGCGCATTGCACCACTCACTTCAGCACAGTATCTCGAAGCAAGCATCAAGTCAGTAATGGGAGACGAGTCAGCTCGCCGTACCGTTCTTGCACTAGATGACTCAACTTCAACAAACACAGGCTTGACATTGCCTTCACACCTCAACACATTCCTTACAGATACATTCTCAGGACGCCCAGCGTTCGAGGCTGTAACTCGTGGATCACTTGCAGGAATCACAGGAATGTCATTCACAATCCCACGCCTTTACACAAACGCTTCATCAGCTAACGCAGCTCCTACAGTTACAGCAGCAGGAGAAGCAGGAACAACATCAGAAACAGGCATGACTTCTGCTTATGACACAGTATCGATTTCTAAGTACTCAGGTATGAATGAGGTTTCATTTGAACTCATTGATCGTTCATCACCTGCTTTCATGGAATTGCTCATGGCAGAACTACGCAAGGCATACGAGAAGGCAACAGATAACGCTTTGATTGCCAGCTTCACAGCTAACGGAACACAAGCTGCAACTACAGCAGCAACAGCAGCAGGACTTCAGTCCTTTATCTCAACTGAATCAGCAGCAGCATACAAGGGCACAGGTGGCGATTACGCTAACAAGCTCGTTGCTTCAACTGACCAGTGGGCTGCAATCATGGGCTATGTCGATGACGTAAAGCGTCCTCTCTACACAGTCGCATCACCACAGTTCAACGCATCAGGTCAGGCTGTTCCAACAGCTAACCGTGGCAATGTCCTTGGTACTGATCTCATTGTAGATCACAACATTGTAACATCAGGAATCATTGACGAGTCAGCATTCCTCGTTGCTCCTGGCTCTGTTTACACATGGGAATCACCAGCAACTGAACTTCGCGTCAATCTTCTTGGCACAGGTCAGATTCAGATTGCACTTTACGGATACCTTGCTATCTACGTTGGCAAGTCAGGTAAGGGCGTTCGCCGTTACAACCTTACTTAATAAGTAAGAACCCTAAGTCGCTTGAGGGGGCTACCAGAGCCCTTGTAGTCCCCTCAAGTCTTTAGAAAGGATAACAATGAGTACAACGACAGTTGCAGAATTAAAAGCAGCACTCGGAGTTGGCAGTCTGTATCCAGACGCTACTCTCCAGTCTGTTTGCGATGCCGCTGACAATGCCTTGTTGCCTTTTCTATGGAAGAACGATGTACCCATTATTGCTCATAGCAGTGAGACAGCCACAACTGGAACTCTTTACTTTGACCAAGATATAAGAGACATATTTTATGTCGGTCAGTCTGTAGTAATTGCCAACTCTGGAACTCGTTATAACGGAACAAAGACAATCACAGGCGTTAGCCAGTATTCATTCACTATTGCTATCACTTCAGGAACAGTTAATCCTTATCACGAAATTAACCCTTACGGCACAGCCTCAGCTGAGACTTACACAGACTACACAGCAATCCCAGCAGTAAAGCAAGCAAGCCTTATGGTCTGCGTTTCAATCTGGACTTCTCGTCAGACTAACTCAGGCAACGGTATGCAACCAGATGGATCTATGGGCAACATGTACGCCATGTCCTCACAGCTCATTGCTCGTGTCAGAGGGTTGCTAAGTCCTTATCTAGACCCACGAAGTTTAATAGGCTGACATGGCAGCGATAACCACACTCAGAACAACCATTGCAACGGCTCTAGCCGATAACTCTTATTACTCAGTCTTTGCCTTTCCTCCTGCAACACCAATAGCCAACTCAGTCATCATCAGCCCTGCTGATCCTTATATCGTTCCAACCAATAATGACAGAACCTCTATTGCGCCTATGGCTAACTTTAAGATTTCTATCCTTGTCCCGTTGCTTGACAACGAGGGCAACCTTGCTGGCATCGAGACCGACATAGTTCGAGTCTTTGCGTTGTTAGACGCCTCCAGCATTGTATTTAATGTAGGAAGCGTCAGCGCGCCTAGCGTGTTGTCAATTGCTTCTGGAGATTTACTTACATGCGACATTGCAGTAAGTACCCTTACGGAATGGAGTTAAGTCATGACCGATTTAGCGCAATGGGAAAAAGAAAACGAAGCGTTCCTGAATAAAATCGGTCAGGTCGCTCCAAAGGCAGAACCAAAACCACCTATCAAGAAAGATGAGGCATAAGCCGTGGCAGTATATTTAAGCAATGGAGTCGTTGTTACTGTAAATGCAGTCGATCTCTCTAGCATGGTTTCATCAGTTACAATCAACCGTTCATTTGATGAACTCGAAGTAACCGCCATGGGCGATTCTGGACATAAGTTTGTCAAAGGTCTAGAAGCTTCAAGCATCACAATCGACTTCTTCAATGACCCAGAGTCAGCAAAGACTCTACAGACATTGAACACAAACTGGGGCTCAAGCGTCACAGTCACAGCAAAGCAGACTTCTGCTACCACAGCACCAACAAACCCTCTTTACACAATGTCTTGCCTTATCAACAACATCACACCTATTAACGGTGCTGTTGGAGATATTTCAACACAGTCTGTAACTTGGAACGTAAACGGCACAATCGCAGTAACCACAGCGTAATAACTAATAGAGATAAGGAATAACCTAAATGGCAGTATTCATGAGCAACAACGTTGGAGTAAAGGTTAATTCTGTTGATCTTAGCGACCACGTTACATCAGTTACAATCAACCGCAGCGTTGATGAGCTTGAAGTTACAGCGATGGGTGACTCAGGTCACAAGTTCTTTAAGGGATTGGAAGCATCATCAATCACTCTTGACTTCTTGAACGACACAGCGTCAGCAAACGTGCTTGCAACACTTCAGGCAGCATGGGGTACTAACGTGCCTATCGTTCTTCTTCAGACAAAGGGAACAGCAGTATCAGCGACTAACCCTCTCTATACAGCTACTTGCCTTATCAACAACACAACTGATATTAACGGCGCGGTTGGTGATATCTCTACACAGAGCATCACATTTACCGTCTCTGGTACTATCGCAGTTGCTTCAACAGGTTCGTTCTAACCAACTAAGTCAGGGGCTAAAATGGCAAAACTCAAGGTAACAAGGGCTGATAACTCGGTAACAGAGTACGAAATTACTCCACTCATCGAATATGCCTTTGAGCAATACGCCAAGAAAGGCTTTCACAAAGCCTTGATTGAAGATCAGAAGCAGTCAGATGTTTACTGGCTCTGCTGGGAAGCAATTAGACGTTCAGGTGAAACAGTCAAACCTTTCGGGGAACAGTTCCTTGAGACCCTCAAGTCAGTTGAGGTCTTAGAGTCTGACCCTTTGGAAGGATAGATCGGAACTCCCTCACTTATACCGCAGCTCGCTTGAGTTACGAGTATGGAGTTCCTTTCCAATCCATTGTAGAACTATCCTCAATGGCGTTCAAGGCACATATAGAAGTTCTTAAGGACATAGCAAAGGAGCGAAGCGATGCGAATAGAAATACGCGGAAACGCTGATATACGCAAAGCAATGCGCCGCTTTACTCCAGACCTAGAAAAGACTTTGCGCAAAGAAATTGGCAATGTCCTACGTCCCGTAGTCAGAGAAGCAAAGGGATTTGTCCCTGCTGTATCTCCTATGCGTGGTTGGGCTGGTCGTTCATTTAGTGAAGCCAGATTCCCTTCTTATAATGCTTCAACAATTATTGGCGGCATTAAGTATTCTGCCGTTCCAAGCAAGATAAATTCTGAAGGCTTTAGCTCGATGGCAAGCGTCCAGAACAACAGTCGTGTTGGCGCAATTTATGAAAGCGCAGGACGCAATGGCTCACAGGGTCAGCCTTGGGTTGGTCCTAAAGGATCAGCAAGCCACAAGTTTAGCCATTCAACCAATCCTAAAGCAGGACAACAGTTCATTTCTAACTTGCCTGAACTTACTTCTAGCCTCAAAGGTCGAGGTCGTCTTATCTATCGCGCATGGGCTAACAACAGAGGCAAGGCAGAAGGCGCAGTTAATAAAGCTATTGACACAGCTCTAGTGCAGTTTAGAGCCCATGTTAAAGAAGGCATTGGGAAGGCAGCATAATGGCAACCGTCTATGAAGAAATTAAGATTGGCTCTAAGGCTGATACTCGTGGTTTCAAGAAGGCTGAATCAGCTGCACACAAACTTAACAAGACTTTAAGAAATCTTGGTCTAGCACTAGGCACAGCTGCACTTGTCAGTTATGGCAAGGCAGCAGTTAAAGCTTTTGCAGCTGATGAAGCCTCAGCAAAGAGACTGGCAACTGCCGTTGATAACCTTGGGCTTTCCATGTCTCAAAGCCGTGTCACAGACTTTATTGCTAACCTTGAGAAGTCCTCAGCCATTGCAGATGATGTTCTTCGCCCAGCCTTTCAAGCATTGCTTACTACTACTGGATCACTTACTGCTTCACAGAAGCTTCTGAACAATGCCATTCAAATCAGCAGGGCAAGTGGCATTGAATTGGCTACAGTCTCACAGGACTTGGCTAATGGATATGTGGGAATTACAAAGGGTCTTAAGAAATACAACACAGGATTAACAGCAGCAGAACTTAAGAGCAAGTCATTCAATGAAATTCTTGGAGTCATGCTTGCTAAGTCTGCTGGCGCAGCTGATGCTTATTTAACCACTACTGCTTACAAGCTCGATGTTCTCACTTTGGCTACAGATAATGCCAAGGAGACAATTGGTAAAGGCTTGGTTGATGCCTTTGCCCGTATTGGCGGTGGCACAGAAGCCTCAGACGCAGCCAAGGCTATTGACAATATAGCCAAGGCTACAAGCAATATCATAGTTGTACTAGGCACAGCCATAGGTGCAATTGAGAAGTTCCGTCAAGGCTATACCAATTTGCTTGCAGGCGGCGATGTTAATGCTCTTATGGCAGGTGCTAAGCCTTCAACTAATCGTTCTAAGTCTCCAGCAGGTACTTA